ACTTCAATCACTTCACCGGGAGTATAATACTTTCCGGTGAACTTGTCGCGGAAAACTGATATAACCTTTACTTTCATATCCTACCCCCTTATGCTGATTGGATGGATGCAATTTCGCTCAAATCGAAATTGGTAATCAAATCTGGATTGGAAATCTGCGGAATCCACTCTGCCGTATATTCCATGTAGCGACCGTTTTTGTCACGGTAGTTAGAGATAAGCATCTGCCCCTCTGACGGGGTATAAGTACGTCCCTGTACCGGGTCTGTCGCTTCATACGGGGTATGATGGCGCATATAACCAATGTTGTCAGAAGGTAACAGAGTAATACGGTTATCCGCGTAAATCTGCACGTTTTTTCCCGTCTGGTCTTTCACATAGTCCTCCTTGATTTCGATGCGAGGCAGACCGATGCCGGTGAACACTTCGGAAGCCAAAGAAGAGGAAACCAATCCCGTACTCAACTTCATTTCGTTGCTGCCGAGAATCATCTTGTACTGCTCACCAAATTCAGATGAACCAAGAACAAGCTTGTTGAAAGATGCACGAGTCATAACCATCTTGGCATAAACGCCATAGTCCGGTGCCAAGGAATGAAGTTCCTCTCTCAAATAAGAGATAAACATATTCTTTCCGTCCACAACCACATCTCCACTTTTCGGCTTGATAAAATTGAACGGAAGGGTAATCTCCAGCAGTTTATTATTGGTCTGACCGGAAGTGATTGCAGCATCCTTGTTGTAAACGGTGGCTTCACCAAGCATCAACAGCGCACCGACAATAATATCCATACGCTTGTGGGCGGCAAGGGTAATCTGACGGTAGTCGTCTGCCAGGAAGTTTACAATCTCTTCCATTGCAGCCTTTTGGTCGGCTGGCTTAGCGGCATTGAACTTGTCAATCAAATCCTGCAATTCAGAAAGACGGTCAATAGACATCTGATAAGCATCACCCAAATAGGCAATCTCACCATATCCGGAACCGATGTTCCGACGTTCACGGATGGGTTTCTCTCCAAAACGCGAATTGATGGAGCCGGCCATAACTCCAGTTACAGAACCGATATAGTCTTTGAACACACGAGTAGTCACTCTGCGGAAAGTAAGATACTGCTGCCAATAGATTGTGTCCTTGCGTGTCTGGTTCACACGTCTGATGATAGCGGAAACAATGTTCGCATCATCGAATAATGTTTGAATCGTTAAAAACATATCCTACCTCCTTACTCGTTAAATTCAAACCATCCCTTCATGTTGGCTTTATCGTTCTCGGAGAACGGCATAACCAATTTTGAGGGTTCAATTTCTGCGGCTGTACGAAGCAATGAAACCAATGTGATTCCGTCCTCAACCTTTGTACGGTTAAACAGAGCCGAATTAGCTACATGCTTTTGTTTTAAACCATCAACTGCAACCGCATTGAATAATACGGCATCTTTGGCGATATTCTCACCAAAAGCAGCCTTAATAGTCAATACATCATAACCGGCATTAGATTTATCAATTGCCGTTACTTCTGCGCCTTTCTTGCCGCTTCCGACAAACATACCCACATAAGCCAAAGAGTTCTTGGCTACTTTGATAGACAAAGCCTCTCCACCAGTGGTATAGGCTTCCACAACTCTCACATTGATTACCGCATAAGCGAACTTGTTTTTCAAGTCCGCACAAATCGGTGTAAATCCGGGAAGAAAACTTCCCACTACCAGGTTCTGCGTATCAAGTTTGAACGGACCACGTCTACGAATGCCGGTCTGGACATCGTAGCGTTCCTCTTGCTCAACGGGCGGAACCAAGTCATACTTAAATCCTGCTGACATAATTAATTCTTGTTTTGTTCAACAATAGTTTTCGTCCCCTCATCAATCATCTTAGCGATAGATTCAGATTCTTTCTCAATCTTCGCTTCCGCTGATTCGGGAGGGGTTACGCCTTTGAAGCCGTCATTTGCGAACTCCTGCTTCAAATCCTTGAAGTATGCGTCCAAGTCCTCATCGTCCTTGATGGCGCATCGTTTGGCGTAGTTTTCGGGAATACCATACTCCTTTGCCTTTGCCAAAATCTGCTGGCTACGTGTTGCTTGAGCCTTCTCCGTTTCAAACTGTGTTAGCTTATCAGAAAGGCTCTTGTTGG